AGATCACCGGCGATCTGCCAAAGGTCGGGGTTGGTCTGGATCAACTGCGCCATCGACTCCAGAGCTTCCTGACGCTTGGTCGCGTAACCCTTACCCGTCACCACGACCACATCATACTTACCGACGTTCGGGTTGTAGATCTTCTCGATCACGATGTTCGGGTCCTGGGAATCAACCACCGACGCGACGGGCGATGGCTGAGTAGAGTCGAACTTGACCATCTTCTCGCTGCCGTCAAGTCCGATGGTCCGCGCCACACGCCCGGGCTCATCGTAGATTTTCGGGATCAAATTCACCAACTTCTTCCCGAGCGCACGAATGGCACGCGAGAGGTTGTCCCCGTAGTGGTACGTCGAGACATCACCCTCGTGCTGACGCGCCAGGATGGCCTTGCCGCTGCGCTCGTTCGACACCTGCCCGAGGCTCGCGTTGTACTGCCCCGTGGCGTTCTTGATGTCCTCCAGAGCCGCACGTTTGGCCTCGATGATGCCCTGTTGGACCATCGGCGGCTGCACGCGCTGTGGCGGCGGCGCGAGTTGCCCATCATCGCTCACGACCATATTGTATTCGAGATAAGGCCAGTTCTGAACGTTGGCCGTCTTCCACTGTTTCTCGAACCCCTTGAACTGACCAGCGACACCAACAAATGGTGCCTTGGGGGCAAGGGCCAGCATCTCGACTTCCTGCGAACACTGGTAGTTGTACATCCGCTGGGGATCCTTCGCATTGCGAACGATACCGGACAGGTACACCTGACCCTCGATGCGGAAACGGTTACCGATCACGCGGACGATGGGGATACTATCTCCCGCCCACTCCTTCTTCTCAAGGATCTCGTAACCATTACTCTTGATCCACCAGATCTTGTTCCTGGAGGACTGACGCTCCTTGATAGGAGGACCGAACTGCATCTCGTACATTTCGTATTCAGGATCATCCTTGAATACGACTTGACCCTGCGCGAACATGCACAAGGTTGCAGGAGTGGCCTCGCGGTAGAAGTATTCGGCGATGCGAATGGTCTTCTCGTTGTACCAAGGCTTCTCGTCACCAACACCGACTTCAAGATCGAGCGACGTGACCGACTTGGCCTTGGGGAACTGCGCCTTGTACTCCTTGTGAGTCAGGTCAGCCAGAATCAAAGCCCAGTCGGCATCCTCACCCTCCGCGGACGCCATCGGATCGAGATAGACGCAGAATGGGTTGTCCATCTCCACGATGTAGATGTCTTGGTTGAACGAGAAGGGATCCTCGTACCTCGTAATGATGCGGAAATACCCCTCGCCGTGAGTCGTGGAGGACTCGCAAGCGGTGTCGTAGGCCACATCAGCATCGGAAATCTGCTCGATGTGTCGAATGACACCCTCGAACACCTCGGCTACCTCGGCGTGTGCGTCTCCGTTCGCCGACACGACGTTGATGCCCGGCCGGTTCATCCGCTGATCGTTTGTGACCTGACGAATGTGCTTCGGCAACTGGTTGACGGTCAGCATCGGCCGCGCCATCACGTTGTCGCCGTTCCCGATCTGGCGCGTGTTGACCGCGTACTGCGGCCATTGCCAGTTGTTGTCGGGCGAGCCCGCCGCGAAGCGCAAATCGTCCAACTGGGACGTGCGCGAGTCGGCGTAGGCGGCCATAGCGGTGTCCAGACGGTCGCGCATCACCGACAAAACGTCGGCTTCGGTCCTCCCGTCGGGGTTCTTGCTGTCAGGCCCGTCCGGGTCGTCCAGAAAGTCGCTCAATGACTCATCCACCCGTGTGTGGCCGGCTCCGAGAGCCAGAGATTACCGTCGTCTCGTCCGCTTGTCTGCCCATCATACCCGCTCTCGTGCCGACTTGCAACCGGATACGCGAAGGTGACCGCCAGCGCATCGGCCGAGTCGGGAGAAGCCAACTTGCGCTTCTTCATATCCTTCTTCGACTCCAGAAAAACCACACCCTTGGAGTCGGGTTGCTTCTTCGGGCCCGAGAGATCGGTCTTGAGGTACTTATCGTCTGGAATCTGCGCGATGCGAAGCCAGTCCTTCATGTCACCCCACATTTCGGCGCGCTTGTTCCCATACCGACGCTTCTTCCGAGCCGCCCACGAGAAGTTCACACCACGAACAGGATACTTCTGCTCCTTGAGACGGTCTAAAACGGGACCACCCATACCCGTCTCGTCAACAACCACAATATCCGGGTCATATTTACGGATCGCTTCGATGACGTGTCCAACACCTTCCATCGTACCAATCTCGGAATCGGACAAGTTGTACCGCTGAATATCCAGGATCCTACGACCCTGCCGCACGAGGATGACAAACTTGTCCGAGCCACCACGCGCGGGGTCAACACCAACGATGATTGGAGCCGTCTTGTCGTCCATCACCTCTCGACCGACCGCCTCGTTGACGATACTCGGTGCAATGAACGTCTCCTCGTCGTTCATCGGTGCTAGACCATAGACCTCGACACGAGCCTCGTCGGAGTCTGCCCCGTACTCGTCAATAATCTCCTGATACGCGGCCTGGTCGGTACCCTCGACGGTACGAGCGTCGATCTGCTCGTTGTCCCACAGGTCGCGCTTTTTGTTGAAGATCTCGAAGAAGTGACCCGTGTTACGACGCATCTGACTGAACGCAAACCAGAAGCGGTTGAACGTCGGCTCGGTGAAGAACCCGTTGGCAACGGTCCAGATCGAGTCTGGAATACCACTTGCCTCATCGAAGATGACCATCACGCCGTCGTGGTTGTGCGTGCCTGCATACGAGTCGGGCTTCTCCTCCGACCAGAGTTTCCCCTCCGCACCCCAATACTTGGTGGACTTTTTGAGTTGCGTCTCAACGAGGTCGGCCAACCACTTCGCTGGCTTCATCGAGATACCCACCACCTCCCACCAATGAGAGTTGAGCGACATCGTGACCCACTTGTCCAACTCGGGCCACGTAATCTTCCGCAACTGGTCCTCGGTGTTAGCCGACACGATGACCGTGGCGCCGATGCGACAGGTGAGGAACCACTGAACGAGCCACGACACGAGGGCAGACTTGCCAATACCACGACCCGAGGCGCGAGCAAGACGAAGCAGCCTCGGGAGATTCAGCACCTTCCCGTGCTCGATGTGCTGCTTCACCTTCCGCAGAATCCGACGCTGCCACTTGCGAGGACCTTTGAAGTGTTCGAGCGGGGTGTCCTTCACACCCCACGGGTAGTTGTACATCACGAACGCCTCCGGATCATCCGCAATCCGCGGATTCCAGAGTTCGGTCATTATGGTCTGTTCTTCCTCGGGGCTGTACTGGGTCTTCTGCACCTAGTCCTCGTCCCCTTCATCATACTCGTCGTCCACCGCCTCGTTCAGCATCAACGGCACCGGGTCGTCCAGCAACTCCACGTCCACGACCTGCCCGAGGCGACTCCTCGCCGCTTCAAGCGCACCAACGATGGAGATGTTCTGGTTCACCTCCAGCGTCTTGGTGTCGCCGTAGTCCTTCCGATTCTCGCGCGACACGAGCCACTTGTAGGTCTCGACGCAGAACTTGGCCCGTTCGAGTTCGACGGGGTTGTCCTCGCCACCCTCGGCAAGTTCGATCATCCGACCCGTGTATGCCTCGCTGCGAATCTCCTTCGCTTCCTTATAGAGTTGCTTCCTCGTCGGGTCCTTACTCAACCACCGCATAAACGAGCCGAATTCGATCCCACCGTACTCCCCCGGCAGGTTACGAAGCGCGGCCGTCAGCGTGGATCCTCCATAGATGGCGTCCAGCACGCGGGGGAAGACGAGTTCGTACCGTGCGAGGAGGTACGCCTTGGCCTCTGCCGACTGGGTAGTCCGTTCCGGTCGCGACGAGGTACGAAGCCACGCAGGCGTTTCCGGTTGACGAGGTTGGGCGGCGGCAAGCCACGCGGGGAGATCGGCGCTCATATAGGTAGTATGCCCGAAAACAGCAGACGAGTTCAAGTGGGTCTTGGGTTTACCTGCACTATATGAACGCGAATCGCTCTACGTAGAACAATATCACACTGAAATAATGGGTTTCTGAAAAATAGGTCCGCGGAAATTCTGAACCGTGAACAGCGGAAATTACATTGTGATAATGCCTCCTGAAAAGGTGAGTCATCAGTTTGTGATAATTGGTTTTCAGGAAAATTTTAAAATTGGTGAGTCATCAGTTTGTGATGACTCACCTTTTCAGGAAAATTTTAAAATTGGTGGGTTATCAGTTTGTGATGACTCACCTTTTCAGGAAAATTTTAAAATTGGTGGGTGGGGCCAGCCCAAGCCACCCCACCAAACCGCCAAGGCCCTCACTCCCCCCGGGGTACCTTACCACGCTGAAATGCACCATCCTGATAATATGCTGCATAACCAGTCACAGCGCGGCTCTCCAGGTTCGAGGTTGTGCGAGCGATAACAGCGTGAAGTGTACGAGTGTGATAAGTGGTATCAGGATGCGGTGAGTATCACGATGTGGCGTCACACTGTAGCGGTTACCACGCTTTGTAGTGGGAGCACTCTGTAGTGTTCTGCCTGTTAAGGCAGCGCAGGGCAGGTGAGGTAGACTTACTTTACTTTACTAGTAAACCAACAATCCCAACCCTAACCATTCGACCTCTAACGATTCAATGTTGAAGTGTAAACCTGTAAACCTCCCCCTTTACCCAAAGACTAGGCG